GACATTCTATTGAATTCTTCAAAAGCATTCTTAGCTTTGAAAACTTCTTCAGTACTCTTTCCCATTAAAAGTAATGAAGCCATTTGAGCAGCTTGTGACTTACTAAACCCTTCTCCAAGATAAGTAAGTCCTTTACCAAGATCAAAAGATTCACCCCTGAGAATCTTAGTAGCAAGCACTAACTTTTCAATAGCATCCACAGATTTCTTAGCTTCAACCTGCATAGAAGCCCCAGAATCGCTCTCAGAAGCTCCAAGATTGAAAGGACTACTTACCCCCTTAGGCATCTTAGTTACGGCTTCCACAGCCTTATTAAGCTGTTCTACATAGGCCTTAGCTTTGTTGACAACGTTATCATCCAACCCAAGATCAACTTTTTCACTTGAAAGAGAATCTGTAGCTTTCTTAATATCTGAAAAAGAATTAGTGACTCGTTTTGAATTCTTTTCTGCTGATGTACCGATATTATCCATTACATCAATAACCTTAAGCAAATCACTTGTATCTGCTTTAAAACCGATAGATTGTAATTCTAAACTCATATTATTATCCTTATTAGGTTATTTATTTAGGAAATATTTATTCCCTAAAGGAATAATCCAATGTAAAAAGATCCGATATATTTCTATACCGGACCTAATTATTATTTCTTTGGCTTTTTCTTTTCTTCTTGTTTAGCATATTCCTGCATAAACAAATTATCGAATAATTTAATTACAGACACATGCCAAGGTTCTGGATTTATACCCATTAAATCATAGTAACTCTTAATTTCAGAATAAGATAAACAATTTAATGAAAATCCAGCTTGCCTAGAATTATGTAATTGTAAAAAATCATGCCAACAATAAGTAAATACAGTAGGTAATTCTGGAGCTTTCTCTAGTTCTTTAGGAGCACCTGGAGAATCAAACCATGAAGAAGAAACTGAATCAGCAACTTTCTTCAAATGTTCTCTTAATGTTTTACCATCCTGTTGTATTTCTTGCATTGAAAATTCATACTTAGCAAATTCAATTGCTTTTTCTAAATCTTCATCCAAGAAAGTTCAATTGCTCAGAAGCTTCCTCCTGAATCTGTTCACGAATCCAAGAATGTTCAGTAAGAATACGACTTGCATTTTCCTTTGTAAAAGGAATTGGTTTACCATCTTCTTCAATACCCTTCCAGTCAATAATACGAACAACAGCAGATTCTACAGCCATTTCTTCAGCTTCTTCCAAAGTCACATCATTACCCTTACGCTTACTGTTATTCCGAGTTTGAATCTCATCAAACTTCTTACGAATATAAGCTTTTACAACCTTAGACTGATCACCACGAACTGTTACAAATGCCCCGGTCTTTTCATTTGAGCCTGGAAGGCGCAGTTCAAATTCATAACCTGCTTCAGCAATTTCAGAAAGATTCTTCTTGTTAAGATCAAAACCCATTGTTTTCTCCTTTTCATGTTAATAAAAAAGTAGTACCAATACTACTCATCCATAATTGTCATTATGCCATGAAAAATATATAAAGTCAATGGTTAACTGAAAATTTTAAGTAATAAAAAACCTCCCAAGGTTTTATCCAAGGGAGGTTTAATTTTAGATTGTTGTATCGTTTATAAGAATTGTACTATTTACAAGTCCACCAGAAACATCTGAGTTAAGTAAAGCAACAAAACTATGTTGTTGAACAATACCAAGTTCAGCATCTTGCTTATCAGCAGAACCAATCTTCACGCGAGGAAGAACAAACGAAAGAACACTGCCAGTCTTAGTACTATCAGTCGTAAGAGCTACCACAAGTGAAATTGGAGTTTCAGCATTGAAATAGTCACGATAGGTTCCATCTTGGAAGTAAGTACTAAAATTACCAGTAACCTTAATACGTCCAGTAAACACATCAGCAGCAAAGTTACTACCAACAACATTAGCTGATTCAAGAGCACGTTCAACAGAGAAATCCATTGAAGTAATAAGAGCAACTGGAACACCACCAACAAGCATCACACCCTGAACAGCAGCGAAGATACCATTTGTACCAGCAACTGTAGGAGTTGTGTAGTATTGTGAAGTTCCAGTTTGTTCTAGATTTTTACCAAGGAAAGTAAAGTCAGTAGTAACAAGACCAGTTGCAGGAAGTTGCACATTCATTGTACCAACTTTAAGACCAGTATATACTTCGGATTGAGCGATATCAGAATACCATTCTTCAACAGTATATGAATCATCAGTATGTCCAGATTGAGGAACAAAAGTAACCTTACCTTGAACTGTTGCAGTTACAGTAGCAATTGGACCTTCAGCAACAAAGTTAGTTGAAGATAAAACCTTAACTGTAAGAACTGTTGCTGTCATTGAAGCCACAAGGAAGTTATTACTTTGGTTAGCTACGTCAAGACCAGCACCAGTCAAACGAAGAACCATACCAACCATAATACCATCACTTAACCATGAACCTGCACTACGAGTAATGGTAAACAAAGCACCCGAGGTTGCAATAGTAACCGAAAGACCTGTAATTGCAGTTACTGCTGTGAAATCACGAGCTAGAACAGATTGCATGAAATCTGAGTAAGATCCAGGTGAAAGTTCACCATTGATAGTACCATTAACACTACGAATACCATGACGCATGTCAGCAGTCTGGAAGTCAGTACGAATTTCAGCAGATTCGTAAGTGTCTTTCACAAGGTTAAAGTTCGACGTTACACGACGAATATATTTAGCACCGGAAGCACCTGCAAGAGTACCCCAACCACTACCTTCTTTCTTATAGGCAACCTTTTTAGATACACCCTTTGCTACAGCCATATTATTTCTCCATTATAAAATTACATAAAGTAAGCTTGATCAAGGACAAGCGCCTTTGTTTAAGAGTACACCTCTGACATTACAGAAATTAAAATAGGGATAATAATCCTACCTTCAGAAATAACCGATCCTGCAATCTTGGGAGTTCTAAGAAAATGAAGAGTTACATCCTCTTCTGTTAATGTAAGACCTTTATGAAAATGATCTCTAATTAATTCAGCACGTTCAAGTGCATCAGTAGTACCTTTGTTATAAGGTCCAATCACAAAGACTTGAAAATCAAATCTTTCTCTAAAATAACCTGTACCAAATACAGGATCATCAGGAGACTGAATAACAAATTGACAACTTTCATACATACCATTTGGAGGTGTAAAAACAACCCCTTCATACGCGATTGGTAAAGTTGGTGTCAAACTAGCTAAATGCTTTTCACATGCTCTTTTACTTTTAATTAATGATCGCATTTAATCCTCACTGTTCAACATAATAATCAAGAAGATTATTCTTATAAATTGTTTCAATCTGAGAGATAGTAGGAGCCATAACACCATTTGGAGCTTGGTTCGAATATCCAGACTCAATTGATTTCATCCAAGGTAACGTAAATCCTTCATTGGCCATGTATGGAATATTATTCACAACAAGGACTGTTTCTCCAAGTCTATACTTAGAACTTGCAACATCAGCATATTCTTTAACATCAAAAGCTTGTTCAGACCTTGCTGGATATGTTTTTCTAAGACCAGTAGATGATCCTGTTAAAAATTGACCAGTAACAACTTGCCAACCACCTTTAGCATGCCCAGGTTCAGGATATAATCCAGCGTATAGCCTAGACTTCATGTGGTATAACTCATTATCTGTACCGTATGGAGTATTGTCAATAGCTTGGACTGTAATATTGTAAATAAAACCTTCAACAACAGATTCCAATCCTCTTGTCATTTTAAGTTTAACTTCTTCTAAAGAAGATCTAAATGCTGACAAGTCTGTTTTAATCATAGTTAACCTTTAATGGTTAGAACTCTATACAATACAATTTCACCTTGAGCAAAATGACTCTGAATAGATTGCACAACATATTCACCTGAGTTATATCCAACAATGTCAGATAACTTAGGGACAAAGGAATTCTCAGCAGTGAAGTAGAACAGCACGCCTTCTTTTCCAATTAAGTCAGGATGGTTAAATGCAGTAAACTTAATATGCTTAGGATAAGCCTTCAGAGTAATCGAAGTTTCCGTTGAAGTGACGGCACCAGTTGCTGGGTTATAACTTCCAGTTGAAACTGTTTTATAAGTTACTGAAGTACCATGTCTATTTATTGCACTAATACTTGCCTTCATAAACTGATTCATAATAGTCCTTAAAAAATATAAACTTTAGAAGGTTTTTGATCAGATTCAGTTGGAGGCTGAATATTGTTCGTATTCAAATCATCAATATTAGCCTGGAACTCATCAAGAAATACTCCCCCTACCCATCCCTGACAATTCTGTAAAATAGGATTGTTGTAAGGGTCTTTAATATAAAGAAGTAAAGCCTGACGATACTGTTCAGCAACAGAAGAACCTTTGATTGTGAAAATATCTACAGTTTCATTACCTCTTTGAGATAACTGCATTAAAGCCATTCTGGCGGCATCCATTGCTGCTCTAGTGATTATATTAGAATGCTTTTCAAGCAAATAAATATAAGTTGCATCAGATAAAATTGGGAATGTAACATCGACATCCTGAATTTCCATTCTGACTTTTTCAATATCAGTTAATGCCATATTATTCACCTTTCTCTTATTTAAGAATACACGAAATGAATACTCTTAAATAAGAAAGCCCCGAAGGGCTTTCTATTAGTTCGAACTGTAAAGACGAACGATTGCTTGTGGACGACGAACCATATTAATGAAATTCGATTCCGATTCAAGTTCAATCTTTGTGTTCTTAGCATCACGGTAAGTCCAGACATAAGCCTGTTCACCGATAGTGTTCACAAGGTCAAACTTAGCAGCAGGGCTGAACAGAGTCTTGAAAGTATCAACAGTTCCAGTAGGAATCATGCGAGCTTCATCCGTAGGGATAAGAGCATTTCCACCAATAGAACCACGGTATTCAATGAAACGAACACCTGCATGATCAAAGATCTGATAGCGACCAGAACGATAACCATTACGTTGACCTTCTTGTGTAGAAGAGTAGAACTTATAAGCTTCCTTCACATTAGCTTGACGAACAAGTTTATTGAAGAAGTTAGTACCACACAACACAACCACACCAGTAACAACTTCACCAGAAAGCAGGTTGTCTTGAATATGAGCAACACCTTCCTGAATCTTTTCATTCACTTCAGTAGTTGCAGTACCAAGCACAAAGTCCACTTCCTTACGGGTAATACCGAAAGTTGTGTAGAAGTTTTCAGACACAGTACCATTAGGCGACCATTGCGTACCATTCACCAGAGTACTAGCACGAGCCAGTTCAAGGGTTTGAGCATGAGCCATACGAATACGCGAAAGCTTATCAGCAATAGCACGAGCTTCGGTATCAGGCTGATCTGCTGTACCATATGCACGACGACCTTGAAGCTCATGAGCAAACAAAGCATCATCATATGGGTGGTGAGTCGTTGTGAAAGCACGAAGAGTCGAAACGTCATCCTTACCAACTTGAGCACGAGTACCACGCTTTTGATCACCAACCACAGCGATTGTACCACCCTTAGACTCAAGGGTTACTGTATTTTGAGTAATACCTTCTTCGGTGAAGATACCAAGCTCATTAATAAGACCCCAAGTGTTAGGGATAATATTCAGTTCTTGAGTATAATCGGTAACTTCAAATTGATTTGTAAAACTACGAGTTGCAGTCATTTGTTATTCTCCCTTATTAGATAGTGTCTTGAGCAAGAATGCCGACAGTTGCCAAAGATGCATAAACAGCAGCAAGTTCAGGAGCAGTGTCAACAGAAGCACCAACAATAAGTCCACCCTTACCAACCATCACTGGACCACGAGCCAATACAAGCACAGCAGTATCAGTAGTAGCAGCAACAGCCTTATCTTCAATCACAACAGCAACAGCATTTTGTGAACCATCAGAAGCACTAGCTTCAGTAATCTTATATTTACCTGTTGCAGTCACTTTACCAAGCACTGTACCAACAGCGTATGTCTTTGCACCTGATTCGTTCGCAGTTACAACTTCACGGCAGTAAGCAAGACTAGGTTCATATTCGTGCTTAACAACGTGACTAAAGCGATAGGTATCTGTACCAATAGTTACAGCCATATTTTTCTCCTAATTAAAAATTATTTAGATCCAGCCGCAACACGAGCCTTAACCAGCTTTGCTACCGCAGATTCTTGAACAGGTTCTTCCTGAACATCACCAGAAGCACCTTGTTCTTGGAACAGAGCAGACTTCTCTACCTTTTCTTGAAGATCACCCAAAGTCTTCACAACTTCAGCAAAATCTTCATCACTCTCAATCAAACCAACAGCCTTGAAGATTACAGTAGCAATACTTTCATCCTTAAGAGCAGTCACGACTTGATTAAAACGAGCTTTTCGCACAGCTTCTTTCTGAGCAGCTTGCAGAACTTCAAGATCCGCAAGAGCTTTCTGAAGTGCAACTTCCTTGTCATCAAGTGCCTTTTGAACTGTTTCAAATTGACTCTTGGTAACGGTTTCTACATTTTCTGACATAGTAGTTTCCTTATTGTTAACAGAACCAGAAACAGGTTCAGTATTTTCTAATTGTTTCATAATAGATTCAAGATACTCTTGATCTTTAAGCAACGATAAATGTTCTTCTTCAGATAAAGACATCAATGCTTTTGCTAAACTAGCACCTTCATTAACTGACTTTAAAATCTTAAAAGAATCAATCTTTTCCTGAATATAATCCTCATATGTCTTCATATTTTCATCTTCAGGAGTATCTTCAACATAACCCATCAGACTAGCTAACACACGAGCGTCTTCATACCACATACCAAAGAACTTCTGAAGAAACTCAGGAATCTCCATTGTCACTTGAATTTGTTGGGCCTTCTTAATAAAATCTTCTGAACGATTAGTTCCTACTGATTTAAAGAGAACAGTAGTCATTCCATTTGCTGGTCCTCCGACAGAAGGACCAACCAACGCTACAGCAGAATCTGGAGCAGAGAAGTCAAATGATTTAAGTTTTCTAGTAGCTTTTGTCTTAGTTTTTGATTCCATTCATTACTCCGTTATATCTTCATAAACAGCATTGCACTGAATAGAAAGACCGTTAAAAGTTCCATCTTTAATACCCTGCCAAATCCAATCTTCTTTAGCTTTAACAACAGCTAACCAACTTCCAGCCTTAATAACTTTTCC